CCTGCAGCACCCTGGTGATTTCTGGGACCGAGGCGGCAGGCCACCGGAGAACGTGTGGAAATGAGCACGACGATCCCGATGGTGCAGGTCCGGTTCCTGCGGTCCTACGCCGCGTACAAGGCCGGGCAGATTGTGCCCGTGACGGGCGGGCTGGCCCGCACGCTCGAGCTCCAGCGGTACGCCGTGCGGCACGTTGACGCCCCGGCGTTTGAGTTTGCCACGGCCCCCGAGCCGACGACTGAGCGGGCGGTTGCCCCGGTTGCCAAGGCCAAGCGTGGGAGGCCGAAGCGTGCGTAACTGGGAACTGCCGCAGACGGGCAGCCGCTACCGCAGCCTCACCGTCGCCACGGCCAGTGGCACCGGAGACCGTCCGGTGAGCGTGGCCGAGGCGAAAGAGCACCTCAGGATTGTCGATTTCACCGATGACGACACCTATATCGGTGGCCTGGTCGATGCCGCAACGACGTGGTGCGAGGACTACTGCGACCGCACGTTCGCGGACAAGCAATACACCGTGGCGTTCGATGACTTTCCGAGCCTCCGTATCGAGCTCCCGCGCCCGCCGGTGCGGTTGAACGCGACTGCCGCGAGCGCCACGGTGACTATCTCGTATGTGGATTCCGCCGGCACCACACAGACACTCACGTGGGCGCAGTCTGGAACGCAACAGTTCCGCCTGGACCGCGACCACGTTCCTGCCTTGGTCTACCCGCTGTACCTTGAGGATTGGCCCAACGTCCGACTGGACGACAAGGCCGTGCAGATCACGTACCTCGCCGGGTACGGCGGTGCGGCAAGCGTGCCGAAGCCGGCCGTGCACGCCATCAAGATGCTGGTCGGGCACTGGTATGCCAACCGCGAGGCCATCGGCAGCGTCGGCCAGAACGTGCCGCTGGGCGTGCATGCCCTGCTTGAGCCCTTGAAGTGGAAGCAGTACGCATGAGCCTTGAAGGCCGTATCGCCATCGACGTGTCGTTTTCGGACTCGTCCGCCGGTTCCGGCGTGCAGTCGCTCAAGCGGCTCGCCCTGACCAGCACGGACGCATACAGCAGCGGAAAGGTGGCCATCCTGACCGGGACGTGCGGCACGGCCGCCGTGGCTATCGCCGTGGCTCCCAGTGCCTACAAAGACTCCAGCGGGTCCGCTGTCTCATTCTCCAGCGTCAGCCGGTTCGCGTTTGCGGCATCGGCCGCTGCCGTGTGCAGCGAGGCCGCCGGGGCTGGCGTGGCCATTACTGGCGGCAGCCGGGTGGCCCTGTCCGACAGCCGCTCGGGCGGCACGTCCGGGTTCAACGTCTCGGCGTACAGCGGCACCGCGTCTTACACGCTCGTCATCTACGGAGCGTAGGCCATGCCACTCCGTTCTGGCGACATGGACACGCTCGCCACGGTGCAGACTCCCACCGAGAGCACCAACAGCATCGGCGAACCGGAACTGGCCTGGTCCACGTTTGCCACGCGGTGGATCGCCATTCTGCCGCTGAGCGGCAACGAGTCCATCAATGCCATGGCCAATGAAGGCGTTGTGACGCACCGCGTCCGCATGCGGTACACGACCGGGCTGAAGCCGAAAATGCGACTGACTGCGGACGGCCGCACGTTTGAGATCATGTCGGCCGTTGAGCGTGGCCGCCGCGAAGAGCACGAACTGCTGGTGTCGGAGGTCGTGGACTGATGCGTACCGACATGACCGTGGAAGGCGTCGAAGAGATCCTGAAGGGATTTGCCATCCTGCCCAGCAGCATCCAGAAGAAGTACCTCGGGGCCGCCGTCCGCGAGGCTGCAAAGGACGAGATCCCAGAGATCAAGTCGCTCACGCCACGCGGTCCGACCGGCAACCTTCGCCGCAGCGTTGGCATCAAGGTTGAAAAAAAGAAGCGAAACGCCACGGCAGTCGGCATCCTCGGCTACCGCTCCAAGCGTGGCGGCAACAATTCGGAAAAGGGCTTTCACGCCTGGTGGGTGGAGAACGGCACGAAGTACCGGCAGCCCAAGAACTACGTGCTCAAGGTTCCGATGGCAAACGCGGCCAAGTACCCGTACCTCCAAGGAAAGGTGGCCCGTATCGGCGGCAACGAGGGCGGCATGATCTTCTTTGGCCAAGTCAAAGGCATGCCCAAGAGCGACAAGTTCAAGCGGTGGGCCGATGCCAACCTGCCGCAGATCAAGCAACGGCTGATTGGCAAGCTCGACGGTGCTCTTGGCAAGGCGATTGCCGAGGCCGAGCGGCAGGCCATCCGCAAGATGTACGGCAAGAAGTAATGCCCACCACAACGCACATTGACGAGTCTCTGGTGCAGCTGCTGACGGCGGATGCCGACATTGCTATGCAGGTCGGCGGTCGCATCTACGCCGTCCAGGCTCCGCAGGGGGCCGGTCTGCCGTGCATCGTCTACCAGCGGGACAACACGGGCCGAGGCCCGTACATGCACATGCGTGGGATGACCGGAATTACCCGCGTCTCGTTCACAATTTCAGCCATTGGCGCGTCGTTGATCGAGGTGCGAAACCTCGCCCGTGCCATTCGGCTCGCCCTACAATTCAAGGTAACGGACAGCATCCGCCTGGCCGTCGTCAAAAGCGACGACGACACGCAGGAGCCGCCCGCCAACGGGGAGCAACTCCCCATCTACCGCACGGATTTGTCAGTAGAGATCACCTTCACGGAGGCTTGAGAAAGCCATGGCAGTCGACATCGGTCAGGGCACTTACGTCACGTTTGGCACCGCACTCGCTGGAACCGCTGCCTACAAGATTACCGGCGTAAATCACGGCGGCATCACGCGGGCTGTCGCCGATGCCACGCACATGCTGACTGTTGGCGGCAAGCAGTTCGTCGCTTCAGAGATTTACGATCCAGGCGAGCTGTCTATTGAGGTGCTATTCGATCCGTCGATCAAGCCCATCTCTGACTTGACCAACGTATCAACCACACAGCCCGTCTCTATCTATTGGGCCAACGGTGGTAACACCACCGTTATGTGGTCTGCCTACGGGTTCGCGTCTGGCTTCGAGGCTGGTGCCCAGATGGAAGACATGATGAGCGGGACGCTCACGATCAAGCTGAGCGGCAGCATCACCTAGTGCTGACAGGAGGCGCGGACTGTGGCTTTGACACGTGAGCAGATCAAGGCCAAGCGTGGCGTTCGGCCCCGCGTGGCGTTAGACGTTCCAGAACTTGGCGGCACCATCTACGTCGCCAAGTTCTCTGCCAAAGACCGCGACCGCTTCGAGCAGATCGTGACCGGCGGCAAGGTTGGCGGCGTCAACCTGGACAACGTGCGGGCACGATTTGTCGCCATGGTATGCGTCAACGAAGACGGCACCCGGATGTTTGAGGATGCCGATGCCGATTGGATCGGCGAGCTCGACACGGACATCGTGCAGACAATCGTGGACGCCGGGTTCAAACTCAACGGCATCGGCGGCAACGCAGTGGAGGAGGCGGCGGGAAAATAGAACGGCAGCCGGTGCTCGCGTTCCTGTACCGGCTCGCCTTGAAGCTCGGCATCTGGGACGTAGAGCGATTGGCCGACGAGATGAGCGTCGATCAGTTGTACGGCTGGATGGGCTACTACCTGCTCGAGCCGTGGGGCGACGAGTGGCTCAGAGACGCAGTGGCGATTGCTCAGAGATACAACGCAAACCGAGGTAAGCGGCAGCCAGCCAAGAAGCCAGAGGAGTTCCTGCCGGTTCCGAAGCGGGCACAGACACCAGATCAGATCCTCGCCACGCTGAACGCGATCCCGCGATGAAACCATGGCAAACAACTTTGGCCGCGTAAACGTCAGCATTACCGCCAGCACTGGCGGTCTCACTGCCGGGCTATCGAAGGCCGGGCGGCAACTGAAGGGGTTCCAGAAGGGCGTTGGCGGTCTGTCTGCCTTGAGCGGCACGCTCGGCGGCATGATGCCCATGCTGATGCCGGTCGTAGGTGGATTTGCCACGCTGGCCGGTGCAGTTGCGGCCCTGACTTCGGCGACACGTTCAGCCGAGGCTCTGCACAATCTGTCGCAAGAGTTGGGTGTTGCGGCCGGTGAATTGCAAGTCATGCAGCAGGTGGCCGCCGAGTCTGGAGTGAGCCAGCAGCTGCTCACCACTGGGCTGAGGCGAACGGCCCGCATGGTTGGAGAGCTGGCCCAAGGCACGCCGGCTGCTGCGAAGGCGTTCGCTCAACTTGGCCTGACGATGAACGACTTTGCCGGGCTCAGCACAACCGAGCAACTGGCATTGATTGCCGACCGCATTGCAGCCCTGCCGCCGCACATGCAGGCCGCAGCCGCCATTGACATCTTCGGCCGTAGTGGCCAGGGGATGCTCAACTTCCTGCGGCAAGGCGGGCAGGCGTTCCGCGAGATGGATCGCCTGCTCACCGACCTGGGCGTGAAGATGAGCGGCCCGCAGGTTGCGGCCATCGAAGCGATGGGAGATGCGATTGGCCGGCTGGCCCTGCCGATGCAGGGATTCGTCAATCAGTTTCTCGCAGAGCTGGCACCGGCCATCACTGCCGCCTCAAGCGTGCTGGTGCAGTTCTTCGCAGAGAACACAAAGGGCTGGACGATAGCCAAGACGCTGGCGGATGGATTGGTATTCAGCATCCGCATGGTCGTTGGTGCGATGACGCTGCTCACTGGCATCTTTCAGGTATTCATGGCGTTGGGCTCACAGATCGGCCAGATGTTCAGCGAGGTTTTCAGCGTCATCCTTGATGGCGTGGCAAACGTGATGAGCGGTATGGCTGGTCTTGCGGAGGCGGCTGGGTTCACAGACCTGGCAGGCTCGCTGTCGCAAGGTTCTCAAGGTGCGTCCCAGTTGGCCGCCGGTGCGTCGCAGATGGGCGACATGTACGGACAGGCAGCCGCCGACACATTCGAGCAGGCCGTGCAGAATATCGGCAGTCCATTTGCGGCGTTTGACCGTGAGTTTGCGGCAGCGCAGGCCGCCGCTCAATCATCTGCCGCTTCCGCCGCCGCCACGTCTGCCGGCCAGAGCATCGGTGCCGCCATCAAGGCCGCCTCGTCTGAGCTTAACGCCATCGTTGTCGGCACGTCTGGCGGCGAGTCTTACCGCAACATGCTCGCTCGTGGTGGCGATCCTCGTCTGAGTGGTGCAGACGCTGCGAAGCAAACGGCCGACAACACTGAGCGGGCCGCAGACGGCATCGAGGACGTGGCGTCTGCTGTGCGTGACATTCCTGGCTTCGGCCAAGCCCAGCTGGCAATGGTGTAACCGATGGCAATTAGCACCGTCAGGCAGCTGCGTTCGTTTCAGTTCACTGAAACGAAGAGCGAAAAGGGCAGCATTCAGTACGCCGGATCTGTTGAACTGCTGGTGATCTGCAACTCAACGCCAAACTTTGGGGCCATCAAAGACGACAAAACAAGCTGGCCGGAGTTCTACAACCGCAAGATCCCGCAGATCAACGACGAAGAGGACGTTGGCGGAATTATTTTCTATGTAACCGGCCGTGACTTTGAATATTACGACGATGAGAACGAGTTCTGCGTCAAGGTGACGGTCAAGTACGACAGCAAACCGGTCACGGACAACGACGAGCCAGATAAGACAGACGAGGAGCGGACGTGGCTCAAGATTTCCGTGCAGTCGCTGCAGGAGCGACGGCCGGCTAGCGAGTCAAATCAGGCCAACCCCAACGTACCAATCAAGCCGCCGCTCAATTCCGCTGGTGATCCGGTGGATGGGCTTGAGGAAGAGACTGCCCTGCTGAGGCTGACGTTTACCAACACAAACGTGATCGCTCCAAACTTCCCGCTGCTGTTCACCTACCTCAACACGTGCAACCAGATCGCATTCCTTGGGGCGGCGCCATACACGTTGCGGGTCACCGGGTACGGTGCGGATTTCGACCAGAAGAATCAAGTGTGGTCCGTCTCTGTTGAGTTCACGTACAACCCGGACGATTGGAAGATCCGGTATTACGACGTGGGCTATCACGAGATCGTCAACGGCGAGCGTCTGGCGATCATGGACAAAGGCGGAAATCCCGTGAGTAAGCCAGTGCCTCTAGACAATGACGGCACAGCCAAGGCTGTCGGACAAGACCCTGACATCCTCACAATCAAGCCGTATGACGAAGTCGACCACAATATCATGCTCCGCGCTTGCGGGCTTTTGTAGGAGATAGCCATGGCCAATGAAGTCACACTCTCGCTGTCCGTGGCAGTCGCCAACGGCAACCACAATGAGACGTTTTCCGCGTCTGGTCTGAAGTTCGACCAGGCCGCCCAAGGCGTTCACGCTCAGATCGTGAGCGTGGGCACGGCCGTTGCCACGCTCTCTGTCGGTGCGATTTCTGCGGCTGGCTACGCCGGGTTCCGCAACATGAGTACAGCCACCAGCGGGACGGCGTACGTGGCAATCGGCTCCTATGACGGCACCAACATTCAGGAGTTCTGCAAGCTCGGTCGCGGGGCTGCCGCCGTTGTGCCTCTTGTGCCGACCATCACGCTGGCCGCCAAGGGCTACGGCACCACCGGGAAGATCCGCTACGTGGTCTTTCAGGAGTGAGCCGTGGCTGACACGTTTGGCTTTTCACTTACTGACGCCAAGCGTATCGGCCGGGCGGTTCGCCTGGTTGAGCGGGACGAGCCACGCCAGGACTTGAGCGGCGAGAAGGACGCTACTGTATCGCGTGGTGTGCGGTTGCTGCTCGCCAAGCACGAAGGTACGGCTGGCTGGCCGAAGGAAACCACGGCCACTGTCACCGTATACAACGGCGACCCGTTTGAGTCTGCCATCACGGTTGTGGCACACAACCAGTTTCTGACGTTTTCTACCACCACGCAATGCACGCAGCGATGGGTGGCTCTCGGCAATAACGGGTGGGGCTGGTACGCGATCAACCAAGAAAAAGCGTGCACTGCCACGTGCTCAATGGATTGGGCCGGCGTTGATTTTTCGGCAATGCCCAATTTCGACGCAGACAAGATTCAACTGCTGGGGCACAACTCATCTGGGCCGTGCCTCCAGTGGTATGACATTTTGACCTGCTCTACCGCCGCATGACAGTCATATCGTTCTCTGATGGTCGGGCCGTCATGCGTGACGGGAAGGTGGGCACAGAGCAGGAGTGCTGCTGCTGCTGCGTGACGTTGTACGCAAACCCAAATATCGCTGGTGCCTACCAAGAGGATTGGGACAACTGTTTCAAGCCCGTCTGGCAAACGATCCAGGGACGATTGGCCGATGCAGGATGGACTGCGACCATCAATGAGTCACCTGGCGTTGACCCAAACGGAGACCCATTGGTGCTGGTCAGCATGACGATTGAGCCGTGCTGCGGCTTGAGTTGTGCAGACATTATCGGCAGCATCGAAGGGCCAGACGGAAACGGTGCGTTCAGCGTGGCAGACGGTGATGGGTGGGTTGATACGCAATCGTTTGAGACGTTCAACCCTGGTCCTGGGTGCGGCTTTATCAATTTTGGCGAAATCACGGTAGGCGGCTGCTGTGGTTTAGTTTTAGAATTAGTTGATGCAAACCTGACCGCCGTAAAAGTGTTTACGGCCGGCGGTGCTGGCGATAACGACAGTGCGTGGATCCCCGTCTGCAACCCACTGCCATGATTGCCTGCCGCCTCGCCCATCTCGAGGCCCGGTGCCGCCAGCGTGGGTACACGCTTGAGCAGGTGCGGCCGTGCATCGTAAGCGAGGACGGCGACCGCCTGGTGGTGGACGAGACGCACCCGGCGTACCCGCGAGCGAAGCCGGGCCTCGGTGACATGGTGGCCGCCGGGCTGGACGCCGTTGGCATCACGAAGGAGCGGGTGCAGGCGGTGGCCTCGGCCGTTGGCGTGAAGGACTGCGGGTGCAGGAAGCGTCAGGAGAAGCTCAACGAGCTCGGCCGCAAGTTCGGCATCGGTTGACGCCTCCGCTAGGGTGGCGTGCGAAAGGACTCAGCATGGCCGGCTGGCTCATTGCACTCACGGGCGTGGTCTACGCCTACGTGGCTGCGGATCTCGCGTGGCACGGTAAGGGCGGGCTGGCGATCGCCTACGCCGGGTACGCCTTTGCGAATGTGGGTCTGTACATGGCGGCGAAAGGGTGAGCCATGCCAGACGATCACAACGTCAAGATCGACGGCAAGAGGTGGCTGCTGCGGTTCACCAAGCTCACCGGCGACGCTGCCGGCTGGACGTTCTTTGACAACGCCGCCCGTCCTCGCATCCTCATTGACGAGCGTTCCCGTGGATGGTCCCGCATTGAGACCATCCTGCACGAGATCGCCCACGCCACGCTAGGCCCGAGCATTAGCGAAGAGGCCGTCACAGAGTTGGCCAAGGTGCAGCGGCGTGTTTTGGCGATGCTCTACACGATGACTCCAAAGGAGTGAGCATGGCCAAGGTGACGCTGCTATCGGCCGTCGAGTCTGGCGTGCGCGACCACCTCCCGTGGCTCGCTCGTCTGCCGAAGGCCGCCGTCGCTGAACTTGAGGAACTGCGTGAGCGGTACAAGACCGGGACGCTCGGGCCGAAACCATACGTCGTGGCCCGGCTGGCGATCCAAGCCGGCAAGGCGAATGGATGGTCGATGCCTTCTGAAAAGGTGCTCGCACGATGGCTAAAAAACTAGCGGACTCGGTAGCTAACGAGATCGACGCGGCCCAGCAACTCGCAGCCGATGCGGAGTTGGCCCGGCTGCGGTCTGAGGCTGCCGGGCTGCGGTCCAAGTACAAGGCCGCCCTGGCACAGATCGACCGCGAGCGGGAGCGTGCCGATGCCTTGGCGTCGCTGCAAGGTGTGAAGCCGGTGGCCCTGACCAAAACTGTCAAAGGCCGGAAACGCACCAAGCACGACGCAACGGCGATTCTGATGCTGTCGGACGTGCACTGCGAGGAGCGGGTGCTGCCCGAGACGGTCAACGGCGAGAACGACTATTCACTAGACGTGTGTGAGCAGCGGATGGCCGAGCTTGAGGAACGGTTCCTTGATTGCCTGCACCACGAGCGGAACCAGGCCGACATTCGCCGGGTGCTGATCTGGCTGGGCGGCGACTTCATCACGGGGCACATCCACCCTGACTGCGTCGAGGTGGCCCAGTTGTCGCCGATGAACGCCACCCGGTGGATTGCCGAGCGTCTGCGTGGGCTCATCGACAACGTGGCGAAGAACGCCGACGAGGTCATCGTCTGCACAAACGCCGGCAATCATGGCCGCAGCAACGAGGGCAAGCCAAGGATCGCCACAGAGCTTGACCATTCGTGGGAGCAGCTGATGTACTTCACGCTGGCCCGCGAAGAGAAGAACGCCAACGTGCGGTGGCAGATCGCCGAGGGCCACCTGGGCTACGTGGATCTCGACGGGTTCCTTGTGCGTACTACGCACGGCCACAGCATTCGTTTCGCTGGCGGCGTCTACGGTCTTGCACTGCCGGCGAGCAAGGCAATCGCCCGGTGGGACGCAGGCCGCAAAGCGGACCTCACCATCTTCGGCCACTACCACTCGTGGGGCTGGCTTCGCGGTGCGCGATACGTCGCCAATGGCAGCGTGATTGGACACAGCCCATACGCTGAGCGAGTCGCATCACCAGAGCGGCCGTGCCAGGGCATGGCAATCATCGACCACGGCCGCAACGAGGTGACGCGGGCATATCCATTGTTCTGTGACCGCGATCTACGAAAGGCAAAGGAATGAGCACGACCCTCGAAGACAGCACCGCAGCGATCCGCTCGGCATTTTCAGCCCGCATGGCGGCAACGCCGGCCGATGACCCGAAGATGGTGGGATACGAGCCGTCCTGTTGCGAAGGCGAGCGGATGTGCGGCGACGGCGTGCTGAGCGAGACATACGCCGAATGGGACAGGCTGCGTGGCGACGGGCTGACGCAGACCGGCGTGCACCCAACAAGCCAGGCGTTCTTCGAACTGTGTGATGCCCTAAAGGACATGCACCGGAGGAAGAGCCGGGACTACGGCTGTCCTAGCGGGGAAGACCCGCTGGCGAATATCCGCAACGGTGCGAAGTTTGTCGGCATCCCTTCATGGAAGGGCGCGATGGTCAGGCTGAGCGACAAGGTGACGAGGCTGGCCGCGTACAACGCAACCGGGCGACTGGAAAACGAGAGCCTGGAGGACAATCTCTTTGACCTGGCGTCGTACTCGCTGCTCGCTCTGTTGCTGCACCGCGAGGAGAAGGCGAAGTGACGCAGCCACGGCTACACGTCGTGCCGTGCGAATTCTCGGAGGCTGTTTCTTTTGTACGTCAGCACCATCGGCATCATCGTCCGCCAGTGGGCCATAAGTTCTCACTCGCCGTGGCCGACGAATCCGGCACTGTCCGAGGCGTGTGCATGGTTGGACGCCCGGTGGCCCGTGGTAATGACGATGGGTGGACGCTTGAAGTCACAAGACTCGCCAGCGATGGATGCCCTAACGCTTGCTCGTGCCTCTACAGTGCTGCGTGGCGTTCGGCCAAATCCCTGGGATATAGGCGGTGCATAACGTACATCTTGGATTGCGAGCCTGGCGTGACTCTCAAGGCCGCTGGATGGAAGTGCCTTGGTCAGCGTGGAGGCGGCAGCTGGAACTGCCAGAGCCGTCCTCGAGTGGACAAGCATCCGACGCAGAAGAAACTGCTGTTTGAGGTTACGCAATGAGCGAGCCACTCTCTGACGCCTACCTGCAGCAGTGCGAGTTCGACGCCCGCAAGTTCCAGGGTGCCTACACCGGAACGGCTGGAACGCTCGCCGGCCACGTCATGCGGCTGCTCGCCGAGCTCTCGCGTGTGAAGGGGCGGCTGGCCGTAACGATTGCCCAGCGGGACGAGTTGCCGTCGCTGTCGCACATCCGTGGAGATTGAGCCGGGCGGCGGGTTGAGCGGCGCGGGTTTATCCTTTCCCCACGCCGCTCCCCGCTTGCTCGGTTCAAGCCGCCGGCGGCTCGTTGATATCCGGCAGGTAGTCGAGGTTGGACTCCCGGCCAGTGATGTCTTCGTCATAGTAGTGGGTCTCGGCCATCTCTTCGCTGCTGTGGCCCAGCTGCTTCTTGGCTGAGATTCCGGCCCGCTTCAGGTAAGAGGCCGTCGCCTTGCGGATGCTGTGGAACGGCAGGTATGGCACGCCAGCCGTGCGGCACAGCACCCTGAGAGACGAGTAGCACGACAGCAATTCCCGGTCATCCAACCAGGGCCACACACGCTCGCCAGGAGCCCCCTTGTGCATGGCTAGGTATTCGGCCAGCTGCGGCGTGATCGGGCGTGTAATCGTCTCCCTGTGGCCTTTACGTGTGGCGGCGAGGAACGTCAGGGTATGCCGCTCCAGATCCACCTCGGACCAGCGGAGGGCAAGGACGGCCCCGATCCGCTCGCCGGTCTGGAACATAGCCAAGAGCTTCGTCACCCAGTACCAGGCGGCCGGCTTGCCAGCTACATGGCCCTTTCGGTGCCGCGCCGTCTTGATGAGCCTAGCGAGCTCATCGGCCTTGTACGCCTTCGGCACGGGCTTTGGGACGCGGGGCCGGGCGTAGTCGGGGAACTCGAGCAGTTCGCCGTTCGACTTCTTCCATCTCTTCTTTGCGAGCCACGTCCACAGGCTCCGCAGGTGAGCAGAGTCTTTGGCTAGGCTGGCCGGCGAGATCAGCCCACGGCACTTGCTGTGCACGGTGCTGGCCCGCCACCGGAGAAACTTGGCGGCCGTCAGGTCATCAAGGTCATCCACCGTAGGCTCGTGGCCGAGGAAGTCCCTGAACCGCTCCAGCGTGCTCAGGTACATCGCCACCGAGCGGTCGTTCAAGTTCTTCAGCGGGGCAATACGATCAATCAGCAGGTCTCGCAGCGTCATCTTTCGTCTCCCTTTGTTGTGCCAAAGGGGCGAATGTATCCGATGGTGTACAGGCGTTCAATCTGCACCCCATCCGTTTGAACAATCGGCCCTTGGCGGGTCGGTTGATAGTGTACAGCGTTTCTAGTGCGAGAGGCAAGGGGGGTTGTCGATTTGACCAACTACCGGCTAACTGTAGTATCTGAGGGATGGTTGCAATGGCACCGCAAAAACTTGACGGCGGCGAATACCTCACGGTCACCGAGGCCGTTGAGCTCATGGGCTGCACAGACGGCTGGGTCCGCATCCTGCTCCGCGAGGGCAAGCTGCCGGGCGCACGCCGGATCGGCCAGCGTGTCTGGCTCATTCCAACGTCGGCCGCCAAGCAGGCTCGAGACGCCTTGACCACTCGGTCAGTCGGCAAGAAGCACCTGGCCAAGCGGCCAGCCGCCAAGCGGAAAAAGGCGGCCCGCCGGAAGCCCGGCCAGAAGTAGCGTTTTCCTCGGCGAAAACGCACTCCCGAAAATCCGATTCATCCCCTTGACGCCTAACTACCGATAGCCTACAGTACATGCGTCGGGCACGTGAGACCTGACGCAACGCCAAACGGGAGACGAAACGATGACAGCCGCAACCAAAAGCAAGTGCCAAGCCCTCCGTAAGGAAGTCATTGCCCTAGGGTTCACTCGTCAGCAGTTCGACGCGATGGCGAAGGCCGCGTATCGGTGGCCTGACAACTATGGAAGCTGGTACTCGACCGCCGTGTGTGTTCGCAACACCTGCGCTCACTGGGGCAGCCCAGAGGCGATGAAGGCATCCGACTGCTACCTCAGCCGTCAGCTCTGACCGACCCCCCCGCCCGCCGGCAATCACGCCGGCGGGTCACCGGCCAAGGAGGGCCACGTCATGCACCGGATTTCAAACCTCATGCCCGCACTCGTCCTAGTCCGCATCGGCCAGGAGCTCGGCACCGATTCGCCGGCTGCCCGTGCCATCCACGACCTGCTCGAGTTGCTCGCCGGCCTCGCCGGTGCCTTGACACGATGACCCAACTACCGCTAGGCCATAGCCCAACTACCGCTACCAACACCCGCAAGGTTGGTCCCACTGGAATGCTTGTACACCACGTCTTGACGATTGGCTGAACGGATTTACACTGCCGCACCACATCACGAAGGAGGCCCACAAATGAGCCATGATCCTCACCAGAACGAGTACCTCGCCGCCGTCGCTGCGATGCCCGAGCACACCCCCGGCCCTCGCGTCTACGCCATCGGCGACTACGTCAGCGGCACGTCTGGCGGCAAGCGTTGGCAGGGCCGGATTTGGGACATCGACGGCGACCGCCTGAGCATCGAGATCGACGGCGCATGGCTCGCCGTGTCGTCAAAGGACGTGACGCACTAGCCGGAAATCACGAGCGGTTTGGCACGGGGGTTGCCCCCCCCCCCCCCCCCCGCTTACGCTCCTTGCCAATTCGGGTGGGTGACAACCGTTCAGGACTGCCGCAAGAAGGAGTCAATCGGTGGAAGGAGTGGGGCGGAGCCCCAGCAGCACGGACGCAACAACCACCCGCAACGCAGGACGCCGAGCGGGCAATTTCACAACGCAGAAAGGACGCGACGATGAGCACGGAGATCACAACGCAGCGAGCCGCAACTGGGCTGGCCCTGCAAACCTTCGATGACGCCTACCGCTTTTCAAAGATGGTGTCGGCGAGCGAGTTCGCCCCCAAGGACTTCAGGGGCAAGCCCGAGTCGTGCCTGCTGGCGATCCAGCACGGCAGCGAAGTCGGCCTGTCGCCGATGCAGTCGCTGCAGAGCATCGCGGTTATCAACGGTCGCCCGACGATCTGGGGCGACGCTGCCCTAGCCCTGGTGCAGAGCAGCCCGGTCTGCGAGTACGTCCGCGAGTACACGGAGGGGGAAGGCGACGGCCTGGTTGCCGTCTGCGAGGCCAAGCGGAAGGGCTACCCGCAGCCGACCGTCGTGCGGTTCAGCATGGCTGACGCCAAGCGGGCCGGTCTGGCTGGCAAGTCTGGCCCGTGGTCCCAGTACCCCGGCCGGATGCTGACCCTTCGAGCCCGTGGCTTCGCCCTGCGTAACGCCTTCGCGGACGCCTTGCGTGGGCTCATCACGGCCGAGGAGGCCCAGGACTACCCGGTGTCCGTGACGCCGCCTGAGCCCGTCGTGGTGCGTCAGGAGAAGCCGCAGACGCTCGCCCCGCGAGACGCCACCGAGGATCCGATGGGCAAGGCCAAGCTCGCCGTGAGCAAGGCCGGAACCATCGACGCTCTCGACAAGCTGCGGACGCTCGTGCAGCTGCGGACCAGCGAGGGCACGTTCACGCAGGCCCAGCACGACGAGCTCGTCACGCTGATGCACCACAAGGCCGAGATTTTGATCGGCGACAGCGGCACCGAGTTCGCCCACGAGGCCGCCGAGCATGAGGTGACGGCATGAACTACCCAGTGCACTTCAGCGATGACCCAGGCGAGCAGCGGCGGCAGTGGAACCGCCTGCTCGATGACGTTGACCGCGAGATCGCGGACGAGAAGTCCGAGGCCCAGTTGTTTGAGACCGACATCGGACAGGTGCTGGACACGCCGTCGCCCTTGGTCGTGGATCGCGGGATGCACACGAGCCGTGCCGACCGCGACGCCATCCAGGCCGAGCAGGACCGGTGGACACGCTGGGAACGGATGGGGAGGTGAAACAGCGGCACGCGGTTGCCCACGCGGCTGAACGCCGCATCCGCCCGTAACGCCGGCCAAGTGCGGACCAACGCCGGCAGTCGCAGCCCTACCTCCCAGGGTGAAGCGACCGGGTGCCAGCACGAGACGCTGGCCAAATCACTGAAGACGAAAGGAGCCACGGATGGGTGTCTACATCGAAGCCGAATGCGACCTGCCGCTGTTCACGCAGCGGGCACCATCGGCACGCGGCAGCGTCACCTCGGCACAGGCCGCCGACTCGCTCGGGCCGGCGATGCTCAACGCGCTGCAACGCAAGGTGCTCGAGCTGCTCAGAGCCACGCCGGAAGGGCTGACTGACGAGGAGGTGCAGCGACGCCTGGACATGAACCCGAGTACGCAGAGGCCGCGGCGGATTGAGCTTGCACGGCGTGGTCTGGTTGTTGAGGCCGGGACCAGGCGGACGGCGAGCGGACGGATGGCCACGGTTTGGCGAACAACGGCGGCGTCTTGTTGACGTGCGGCCGAGGTTGGTGAAAGGACACGAAGGAAAAGGAGACGAGAGATGGACACGCAAACATGCGACGGAGTTGAGTTTCGAAGGATGATCGTTACGCCAGAGCTTGCGAGAGATTGGCTTTGTAAGAACTCCAACAATCGCCCAATTAATCGGCACCGCGTGATGCTTCTGAAAGAGCAAATTGACAACGACACGTTTACTTTGACTCACCAAGGAATCGCGTTTTACGGCGATTTCGAAGAGCTGGCCGATGGTCAGCATCGCCTTGCTGCCATAGCGGATGGCGATAAGTTCGTGGAAATGATGGTCACATGGGGGCTGTCCCGTGACGCAGTGCACGCGATTGACAGAGGTCGCCCAAGATCAATCACGAACGTGTTGAACTTCATGGGAATGTCTCTTGGTCAGTCTCAGACTGCTGCCTGTAGGGCTCTTTGGCTTGACTATCATGCCGCACGCAAGGACACAGTTTGGAACAATCAGGTTTTTGACACGCACAAGTTCTTGGTGTTTTGCAACCATGTCCTTGACGCAGTTAACTTTGCTACGCCGCCAAAGGCATGCCGCGGGCTGTCCCATGCTTCTGTAACGGCTGCAATTGCTGCAGCGTGGTTTACCCAAAGCCACGTTGACCTAGCACGCTTCAAGGAACTGCTGCACTACGGAACTGGTGCTGCAGACTCCGAGACCTCTGCTATCAAGCTGCGTGAGTATCTGCTTACGCATCGCGTTACAAGCGGCGGCAATGAGGCGCGGCAAGAACTGTATCTGCGTGCAAGCACTGCGCTGAGAGCGTTCTTTGAGGGCCGTGGGCTGGCAAAGCTTTACTGCCGACCTGACGCGAGGTTTCCCATCCCTGACTGCAAGGGACTTGATTAATCGTCGCCGCCCTCGTGATAGGCACGATGCCGCTTCGACGCGGCGGGGCGGAATGGAAAGGAATCCAAGATGGCACGCAAGCCCGATAGCCTTCACGTACTGCCGCTGTTCTGTGATGACCTGATTGCATCCTGCGTCGACATGACGCCGGCCTGCTTCGGGGCGTATATGCGACTGCTGTGCTACGCCTGGACGAGAGGCAGCATTCCTGACGACGAGGCGGCCTGCGGCCGGATCGCCGGTGGGATTGATCCGGGGGATTGGGCTGCAATCCGAGCACGCTTGGTTCCGATCGCAGACGGATCGCAGTGCGATCGCAGTGCGATCGCAGGCGGATCGCAGAGCGATGCCAGACTGACGCATCCGAGGCTTGAGCTTGAGCGCCAAGCCGTTGAGGACATTCGGGAGAAGAAGTCAGAAGCCGGGAAAAAAGGCAATTTGGCTAGGTGGGGATCGCAAGCGGATCGCAAAGCGATCGCAAACGGTATCGCAAATGGATCGCAAAGCGATCGCAAAAGCATCGCCCCTAATCCTTCCCCTAGCCTTCCCGTAAGAGAAGAAGAAACACACACACACACGTCAGCGAACGAGTTTTGCAAGCCAGGATGGGCGGCAGACGAGTGGCAGCGGTTCGTGGCCGTCTGGAACGTCACCGAGCGGGCTGAGCCGTGGCCGCACCTGACGGCACCCGATGGCTGGGCAGACCTAGCCGCCAGCCCCGGCTGGATTCAGCGTGCCAACGAGGCACTGGCCCGCCTGCCGAGCCGGGCGTACTTCGACCGGCCGCTCCCGCTGACGAGGTTCTTTGACTTCATCGAGAGGATTAGGGCCGGCGAGTTCGCTGACCCGAAGGTTCAGCACCAGGCGCGAGGCCGCAGCCGTCAACCGGCAGGAGGGAACCTGTGAGGACGTGGGATGACAACAAAACCGCGATCAACCAGCTGTGGCCGATGGCCCAGTTCACGGACGAGGAAAAGCGTCTGTGGAACGATGACCTGAGCGGGATGGATCAGATCGTCCTGTACGACGCGATCCGCAACGCGAAGCGGAATCACGACTCGCTGTATCCGCAGATCAAGTGGATCCGAGACGAGTACCGCACGCTCAGCCGCATCGCATCGCTCATATCGGGACGGCGTGCAGCACCAGGCGAGCCGAGGCAGCGTGTCCACATTGACGCCAACGTGGACAGGAAGACCGAGGACGAACTGCGAGCCGTCGTGGAGATCACAACCGCGTCAGAGTTTGAGAGCACGAGGGACTTGATCGCCGACAAGGCGTCGCAACTGAAGATCGAGATGGCCACGGCGTACCGGCTGGTTCGCTACCTGCTTCAGCGGCTTGGAATGTCTCGCGGCACCTGGGGGAACATCACATGAGCACCACGCAATTGCCACCCACCGACCGCCAGCTAGAGATTCTCGACTTCCTGCGTGAGCGGTCACGCATGGCCGGGCCGACCGTCCGCGAGGTTATGCACCACTTCGGCTTCAAGTCCGTCAACGGTGCCATGTGCCACCTCGTCGCCCTGGAGCGAAAGGGTCTCATCCGCCGTCACGCCGGGCAAGCCCGTGGAATTGAGGTGACAGCATGAGCCGCCGTCGCAATCGACTCTCGCCCCGTGCCGTTGCCGAAGCCTGCCTGCGTCGTGCGTGGGATGACGAAGTGGATGACCGCAGCAGGGTGCTGCTCGAGCGGGCAAGCCTCATCATCGACGGCCTGTGCGACCGCCTTGGCAGCAACTCTAAGTGCCTGGAAATCGTAGAGGCCGAGTTGGCGTCGCGTCGCTGGCCGCTGCTTGGCGATGACGATCCGGGGGCGGCGCTATGAGTATCACGGACTTTGTCTGGATCGCCATTGGCGAATCACTTCTCGCGGGCACGTTCGCTCTCGGGATTCTGGTTGGTGTGTCTCTATCACGAAAGGGCCAAAGGAATGGCAACGGCTACGAAGGAACGGAAATCGACTGGCATCACGCTCGACCGCACGACACTGAGCGCCGCCCTGGCGGACGTGCTCAAGGCCGTGCCGACACGGAGT